TTCCCTACACGACGCTCTTCCGATCTGAGCGCTGTTTATCTCAAAGGAAGGATTCTCCGTGGTGGCCCCAATCAGAATGATGCTTCCCTTTTCAACATAAGGGAGAAATGCATCCTGCTGAGCCTTATTAAAACGGTGTATCTCGTCCACAAATAAAAGAGTCTTAATTCCCATCCTCCGGCTGTTCTCAGCCTGGGCCATGACCTCCTTGATTTCCTTGATACCGCTGGTAACAGCGCTGAAATTAATGAACTGGGCATTGGTCCGCTTTGCAATGATTCCCGCCAGGGTGGTCTTGCCCACGCCGGGAGGCCCCCAGAAAATCATGGATGGAATCTTATCCTGCTCTATGAGCTGGCGCAGCAGCTTCCCCTTTCCCAAAAGATGCTCCTGTCCCACAAATCCATCCAGGTCATCCGGACGCAGCCTGCTGGCCAGGGGATTGTATACTTCTCTGTCATCGAATAATGACATCTGTTTCATGGCTTTTCCCTCTCCTTTCTGAAATGGTTCTGCATGATTAAGAATTGGTGTTAGTATTGGAGTGGTATTGGGTTAGTGTTGGTATTGTGTTGATATTGATACTGTATAAAAAGCAGCCAAAAATGGTATTCTGGAAGCCTATCACGAAATCAGCCAGCTAAAATAAACCACATATCCAGCAGTGATGGAAAGGAAAAGCATATGTATATAAAGCATGTTACATTTCAATCCACAAGGCTCTTGCGAGCCTCGACCATCCCACCCAAAACCTATGTCATGCCGCTGGATATTTCAATCCACAAGGCTCTCGCGAGCCTCGACTCTGGACGCCATCGGAAAGGGAATCAGTTTCCAGATTTCAATCCACAAGGCTCTCGCGAGCCTCGACGACACCAACACCTAGCAGTTGGATGATGCTTATGATTTCAATCCACAAGGCTCTCGCGAGCCTCGACTTCCTAGAGAGTGTTATTTTCAAATTCGCAACGTGAATACCGCCAAGAAAGGGCAGTCTGATAATTGGGAAAAACAAATTGAAATGGGGCTTGAGGGTGATGGGAACGATGCTCTGACAGCAAAATTTGGTAGAGGAATCAAAACGGTACACCCATATTGGTTAGTTCGTTCTGGCGATATCTTCTCATACGGGAAAAGAAAAGGTATCGAGGTGGAGCCGCCAGAATGGGAACCATCTGGAAAAGGTGAAGTGGTAAGGGTAGTTTATCCCATTGAATATATGGACGGGCGTATTGAATATCACTTTGGAGAACGTGATGACGTATTAAAAAACCTGTATGCGCATATATCAAGCAATCTTATAGATAAGACATTTGGAATTTGTGAAAGCAGGTTTAAAGCCACACAAGCGCAAAAGAATCAGATTGCTGAAAAGAAAAAGGAAATCATGGACAAAGCAAAGGAACTGAATGATTTGGATAAAATTTTGGATTGTCCAGAATTGCAGCCCTATCTTTCCCCGGCATGGACAGAACCACAGTCCAGAGAAAGTATGATTATCCGAAAAATGCGTAACAACGTCATGAAAAAGATTCCGAAAGACTTTGGAAATCCAGTAGCGGCACAGGAATACAGGCAGCTTGACGATGTTGTGTATCAGCAGGTTCAGGAGGAAATCACTTACAATGCTAATGCCCAGGAGTTTCCTATGGAGCCAGAACAGCCGTCCTCCATTGGGCAGAAGGAACCGCCTAAGACTATGGCAGATGTGACAGCAAGCCAGAAGCAGAAAAAAACAGCTCCTGTAGTGGATAAAAGCTGGATGGAGGGATAGCAGTGCTGATTAAAAGCCAGAATGGAAAACATATTATCAATCTGGATAACTGTACCTCAATAGATATTACCAGAGATAACTGTATTGTCGTATTCTATCCGGCTTGCGAAGGCTGGGATAAAATAGGCGAGTATTCTTCCAATGAAAAGGCGCAAAAGGTTTTGAACTGGATTCTGGACAATTACAACATGAATTTGTTGTTGAACTCAATTCCCGAATCGAAGCCAAGAGATTTGTTTGACGAGTATGTGGCAGACCAGACGTTCGGAATCTTTGAGATGCCGAGTGACGAGGAGGTCGAGGTATGAGGGTAATATCGCAGAATGGTGCTATTGATGTTCCTTATGAAATGACGGCTTTTCACTTAGCTGGCGGAATGATTCACATGAACATGGTCGGTGATACTGGAAAAGGGACGTTGATGGCGCAGTATGAAACGCCTGAAAAGGCAGAGAAAGCCATGAAGATGCTTCATAAGGAATATACCGGAATTATGCCAAGTTTGGTAATTGACAGGAATGCCAAATTCGATAAAGAAAGCATGAAAGCACTGATAAACTCTACCGCGGGAGTAGTTGTTAAGCCTGCTAATGCTGGAGACATTGATGTACATATGCTTCCACGGATATTCCAGTTTCCAACAGATGATGAAATTGAGGTGGAGGAATGAAGAAAGCGAGAGATTTGCAGAAGTGTTTAGGAGCACATGATATCCAAATTACACATTTAGGTTTTGATGGTGGATGTGGGGTTTTTACAAAAGGAACACTTAAAGGCGCAACTGTAATCTGGAGTTATGCCAGTGGCTGGGAACATGTAAGTATCTGCCCCAAGAATAGAACGCCAGATTGGAATGAAATGTGTTTACTGAAAGATGTGTTCTGGAATGAGGACGAAACAGTTATCCAGTATCATCCCGCGAAGACGAACTATGTAAACAATATGAAAAACTGCCTGCACCTCTGGAAGCCGATTGAGCAGTTTTCTGGAAAGTTGCCAATTCCACCAGATATTATGGTTGGTGTGAAAGCAGTGGGTACAATGGGATGAAACTAAAAGTTATTGGAAGCGGAAGTAAGGGAAATGCCTATGCGCTGATTTCTGAGAATGAAATTCTTCTTCTGGAAGCTGGTTGCCGATTATTGGATGTGAAGAAGACTATTGACTTCCAGATTGGGAAAGTGGTTGGGTGCCTGGTAAGTCACGGGCACCAGGACCATCTCAAATACGCAAAAGATTTTCTTTCTGCTGGAATCAAAATTTATACTAACGATGAAACGCAGAGATTAATTGACTGTGTGTCTAGTGGGTGGTTGTACGGAATCCCGGAAAAGAAAATGTTCAAGGTGGGAGAATTCAAGGTAACACCGTTTTATGTGCCGCACAATGATACTCCAAATTATGGATATTTGGTTAAACATGAGGAAATGGGAAAACTGCTGTTTGCTACAGATTTTGAATATCTTCCGTGGACATTCCGGCAGCAACGATTAAATCATATGCTGATTGAGTGTAACCATATGGACGATGTGGAGAACACGGATGCGAACTATGAACACGTTATGCGTGGACACAGCAGTTTATCAACGGTACTTGATGTTGTTCGTAAAAACCAAACACCGTGTTTGCGTAACGTCATATTATGCCATTTAAGCCATTTTAATGCAGACCCTAAGCAAATGTTGGCTGAGGTCGAAAAAGTGGCTGGAAGCCGCGTTAAAGTGTTATGTGCAGAGGCTGGATTGGAAGTGGAGTTAAGGAGAGCACTATTTTAGGGAGGAGACAAGAAATGCTGAAAAAAGCAAACATTCAGTGGAGCGGTAAAACGCTGCGGAACCAGATTGAGAAAGGACAGGTTTCTTTTGACTGCGCAGTTCAGAGAAATCCGGTTTGGGATGTGTCCAGAAAATCTTTGCTGATTCACTCTATGATTGAGGGATATCCGATTCCTCCATTCTACTTTGCTCGGAGAGATGATGGAAAATATGATGCTTTGGATGGTCAGCAAAGGTCACTGGCTATCAAGGGATATTTGGATGGTGAATTTCCACTGTCAGAAGATATGCCGTCGGTGACAGATGAAAACGGATATCCCGTAATAATTACTGGCATGATGTTTCCAGAACTGCCAGAATGGGCGCAGGACAATATTAAAGATTATTCACTGACAATCTATTATTTTGAGGGCATTACTGAGGAAGAGATTGCAGAACTGTTCTTCCGTATAAATAACGGAAAGCCTCTTACCAGTGTAGAACTGACAAGAGTTAAAGCGAAAAGCATTCTGAAATTCCAGGAAATTGCCAAGCATGAAATGATTGCAGGGGCAATTACTGAAGCAGGGAAGCGTCGCTACAATGACGAAAATGTTGCTATGCAAGCCTGGGCATTATGCTTTTCGGATTGCCGGGACTTCACGACAAAAGGCTTTCGTCCTCTTATCGAATCAGCGGCGGTTACAGAAGAGCAGGTACAGGAAATTGGACAGGCCCTTGATTATGTTAAGGAAGTCAGCGAACTTTTAAATACTGAAGAAAAGACAGATAAGCGTGTATTGAAGAAAATTAAGACCAGAAGCCATCTGGTGTCCTGTACATATGTTGCACTGAAAGCATTACGGGCTGGAAAGTCGGTGGATGAACTGAAAGCAGTTCTGTATAGGTTTTTTGATTCTAACCAGACGAGTGTGAGCGAAATTTACAATAAGTCTGTTGGGAGCGGTTCTGCAAAGCCGGATAAGGTACAGAGCAGAGTTCAGGTTCTGGATTCATTAATTGGAGGTTGAGACAAGATGTCTGACAATGCAAGATTTGAAAAATGGCTAAGTGAGCATGATGGGGAAGAACGTTGCAATTATTGTATTTATGATGATGAATGCCCGCATGGTATAAGGTGTTACGGAGGCGCACCTATTGAACCTCCGTGTGCTGGCAGAGAACTTGAGGAACTTCTGGATATAGAATCCATTCTTAAAGATTTGGAGGACGAAAGTGAATGAAGAAAACTGCAAGAGTAGATCGGAAGAGCACACGTCTGAACTCCAGTCACGCCAATATC